AGAACTTAATGCTAAAATAAGATGGATTCCAATGAAGAATAAATTGGCAAAAGAAGGAAAGATGATAGAAACTAAAAATCCAATTTATATGCAATTTATAGAAAACAATGATGCTAGAGGATTATTAGCTTATATAGAAGCAGAGAAAGAAAATAAAAAGAATGAAGAGCATAATAAAACAACAAAGGAGAAGACTAAAATGTTAGAGATTAATAAACTTTATTCTAATCTTTGTAAGAGATTATTGACTGAAGGAAGAGAAATAGCTGGAACTAAAGAAATAAACAACATGTTATTTCAATTGAAAGATATAGATAACAATTTGATAACATTATCAGCAAGAAATACTAGCATACCTTATGTAATAGGAGAACTAGTTTGGTATTTTGCAGGAATAGACAGATGTGATTTCATTGGTAAATTCGGTTCAATGTGGAAAAGAATATCAGATGATGGAGTAAGAAATAACTCAGCTTACGGTTATTTAATTCAAAAAAGACATGGTTTTAATCAATTTGTTAAATGTGCTCAATTACTAAAACAAGACCCTAATTCAAGAAGAGCAGTAATAAATATAAATATACCTAATGAAAATGTAATTGAGACTAAAGATGAACCTTGTACTATATCATTACAATTCTTTGTAAGAGACGGTAAAGTAGATTTAACTGCAGTAATGAGAAGTAATGATATCTGGTTTGGATTAACTTTCGATATTATATACTTTACAGAACTACAAAAATGGATGGCAGATTTATTAGGATTAGAATATGGAACTTATACTCATTTTGCAGGTTCATTCCATACATATGAAAGGGACTATGAAAAAATAAAAGCATGTGCAGAATGTAAAGAAGAAAGAGATATCAAACTTAACTTGAAAAAACTAAGAGAATTTGAAAACTTAAAAACTTTAGTAGAGTATATAGATGCACATGAAGTAATAGACAAACCAGAGTTCTTACAACTTTGTACAACACTAGGAATCATTGAAAAATTAGACAATTAACTTCATATCTTTCACTAGAAAATGCATTCTGGGTCATTCTGATGTTAAGGGAGGAATAATAAAAATGGATGATTTAAAATACTTTGTAATAAGCTATGATAGTAGTGGAAATTCTAAGACACTAAACTATCTATATGAACACATCAATCCAAAGAACTTAATAATAGTCACTACTTTAGATAAAGGATGTGAATATCACTCTCATTATACAGAAGCTTGGGTACTTATAGTAGATACTCAGAAAAATTCTGGTGAAAGATTTGAAAGTATCTTAAAGTTTGCTAAAAATAATAAGTATGAAAGCATAATAATATTATACGATGACTCTATATTAAACTTAGATATAGATAAAATCACAAATACTGAAAAGAAGGAGGAACAGGAATGATAGTAACAGACGTAAGAGTTTCAAAAGTAAGACCTGAAGATTCAAGAGTTAGAGCTATCGTATCTATAACATTAGACAATGAATTTGCAGTTCATGGAATCAAAGTTATAGAAGGTGATAACAACATGTTTGTATCTTTCCCATCTAGAAAATTAGCTTCTGGAGAATTTAAAGATATTGCTCATCCAATTAACTCTGATACAAGAAATATGATTCAAGATACAATCTTAGAAGCATATAATAATATGGATTAGTAATTAAGGAAGGAAATATGAATATGGATTTTGATTTATTATACATAAAAACTAAAAGTGTAAAAGACCCAGTAAGAGGGCATGACACAGATGCAGGAATAGATTTCTTTATTCCAGATGATTTTGAAGAAACAACTATAAATACAAATGAAGATGTACTTATAGATGCAGGAATAAAAGTTATAGTTCCAAAAAACTATGCTTTAATCTTTAAAGAAAAATCTGGAGTAGCAACAAAGAAAAAATTAACTATTGGAGCATGCGTAGTAGACTCAGATTACAGAGGAGTAGTACATTTACACTTATTTAATAATGGTAAAGAACCAGTTACACTAAAAGCCGGAGATAAAATAACTCAAGGTTTAGTGGTACCAATTTCTCTTTGCAAACCTAAAGCAATAACTGAAGAAGAATATGCAGCATATGATAATACAGAAAGAGGAGAAGGCGGATTTGGTTCAACAGGAAACTAGACTAAATTTAAAACAAATAGATTTAGCGCCAGAGGCCAGGTAGCTCCTGGATATGCGGAGTATAAAGACGAGGAACCTCCGTTGAAAACAAAATTAAAACCTCGTACATATCCTCTGAACAGTGTAATAGATACATGTCAAAGTATAGTAAAAGCTGAGGAAAAAGCGGTTCGAATCCGCAACAGAGGATGTTCGACACTAGTATAGGTACTTATAGAGCCACGAACTTGGTTTGAATTAGTAGGGCAGGACGTCACCCCTACTTTCCTATATTAGACTTTATGCTTCCTTAGCTCAGATGGTAGAGCAATACACTAGTAATGTATAGGTCGTCAGTTCAAATCTGACAGGAAGCTCCATATATGTCTCGTTAGCTTAGAGGTAAAAGCACTCATATGAGTTAAGCTTAGAAGTACAATAAGTTTAACATAAAATCTATGAGATGGAGGGGAAGGTCGAGTCTTTCACGAGATACCAGTTTATACCGCCTCAATTAATGGTATTCTTCAGGAATAGAGGTCATTACTGAAGGTCAGGCATACACGGCAACTTTGATGGAGTTCGAACCTAAGAAAGACCAAGAAGTATGCAGAAGAAGCTTACTTAGGTAGGTGAAAGATGGTGACAGCTCGGAAAGACGGCACTTTATTTAATTTAGGAGGAGTCTTATGGACAGCACTAAAAGAAACGAAATGAACATGAAATTAGAAAGAGCTAAAAGATACATAAAGAAAGATATCATAGCTAAACAAAGGAATGGGAAATATTGTAAGTTCTCAGTAGCAGCAAATACAGTATCAGTCACTGGAATAACTTTAGACACTTATATAGATTACTGGGTAGGAATGGTAAGACCAACTAAAGCCACTAATGAAGATTTAATAGAAGTTAGAGAAATAGTAACTGAAATTGCAGTAGATAAATTAGTTAATGGACTTACTGATTTAGATAAGGTATTAATGTTAGAACAAATATCTGATGATTCAGATAAAGAGAAGGAAAGACTTCATAAAGTATTAACAACCATAAAATAGACAAATATGGGCTCAGCAAGTAACGTTACTAGAATTGTTATAATATAACAAATAGCGATTATTCTAAAGGGCGCTACTAAGAAGATTGTAAGATTGCTGATAAAATAGTCTTCGCCCAGTATTCATAAGATAAAGGTGAGAGTAGATAGAAAGAACATGAAGTAAACAACGTTGTAAAATTTTTTAAAATTATTGTTTACTTTTTATGGAAACGATGTTATAATATAATCACAGGATTAAAGCATGTAGAGTACTTTAGCCCTAGTAATTTCATTTTCATTGTTTGTTCCTTCTAACTACAGACAATGAAGACAATAATTTGAACCTTAAAGAAGAATAGAGAGATATAGCTACCTCTCTATTTTTCTTTGCTTTTATATATAGATATAAGAAGCAAAGAGGAGGTTGAAGCACTTTTATGAGTACTAATTCATTAGAAAATATTATAGAAACTTTAGCAGTAATGAAAGATGGAGAGAAGAAAGCAGCTAGAGTTAGAGACGTAGTTCCTATAGAAGAGTGGGTAAATTCTACTTATTACTGTCCAGATGCAGATGCTATTTACCCTTACTGGAAAAACCATATCATCAATATATTTAATAATCCAATAAGAATAAATGAGGTAATATTCACTCGGAAGTTTGGGAACTGGTAAAACTACAATAGCAAATATACTATTATTAAGAAGATTATATGAACTAAGTTGTTACACAAATATACCAGCTTTATTTAACTTAATGGGAAGTTCAAAGTTGATGTTTGCTTATTTCAACTTAAACTTACAACAAGCTGAATTAACTGGATTCGGGCAACTAAGAGAAATGATAGACAGATGTCCTTATTTTCAAGAGCATTTTATGAGAGACATGAAGAACAATGCAGCTATTAAATTCCCACAAGCAAATATGTTGATTAGGTTTGCATCTAATACTTCTCATACAATAGGAACTAACTTAATTGGTTCAGTACTGGATGAGGCTAACTTCTATCAAAAAGATACAAAACAATCAGAAATGACTACTGAAGTTCAAAACAAAGCTAAATCAATTTATACAGCCATAAGAAATAGACGGAAAGTCGAGGTTCATGGTTGCTGGTGAGAACCACTCACTTTCAATTCTAGTATCATCATCTATGTATGATACTTCTTTCACTTCACAAAGGGTAGCAGAAACTCAAGGAGACCCACACACTTATATTATTGATGCAAAGGTTTATGATGTTAAGCCTCAAAACTATAGTAAAGAAAGATTTTATGTGTTCTTAGGAACTGCTGAAATGGACCCATTCATAATAGATTCATATCAAGATGTTAACTCTATATTAGACTCTTTAGCTATAAAAAGAGTAGATGAAATGTCAGTGACTGAAGCAGTAATGCACATACCAGAAAAATTTCAAAGTAGAGTAATAACAGTTCCAATAGATTTTATAAATGACTTTAGACAAAATTTAATACAATCTATTCAAGATATCGCTGGTGAGGCAGTAGCTGGTGAAGGAAAACTATTTAATTCTAAAGAACACTATAATGCTTGTGTAGATAATACAATTCCAAGAGCTTTCTCTAAAGATGAGATAACTGTATCTACTAAATTATTAACTACACCTCAGGACTATATCTTAGAATCATGGCAACCTGAACAACCAGAAAAGAAAAGATACATGCACGTTGACCAATCATTATCAGGAGATAGCACTGGTTTATCTTGTTGCTATCTAGATTATATTACTGTAGAACCAGATGATACTATAACACTACATGTAAAATATGACTGGATGCTTTTAATAAGACCACCAAAAGCTCCAGCTAAGATAGATTTAGCTAAGGTAAGAAGTTTAATACCTTGGCTTACAAAGAATAAAGGAATAAACTGGGGAATGATTTCTTATGATACTTTCCAATCAGCAGAAGCAATGCAAGAACTAGAAAAAGCAGGATTCCCTGTACAGTATAGGTCAGTTGATAAAACTGATGAGGCTTATTTAACTATGATAGATTATATTTATCAAGATAGAGTTAAATTCCCACAACATGACGTATTTGAAGAAGAATTATTCGGAGTAG